CTATAGCCTTGAGTTTGCAAGGACTCAATTTGAGCAAGCAAAGCTAATAAGAGAAATGATGAATGGCACTTTCGCCTCAAAATTAGGAGACGATTTTAAGGATATTCCAGTCAATCAAGCAGCACTAAAGAAGGAGGCTGCAAAAAGATTGGTGGCTATGGGTAGCGCATACGCCGCTGCTAGTTATGGTCTTAACGAGTTTAACCGAGAATCACTAACTCCTGAACAAGAACGAGCATTTAGAGATACTGTTGCGGCAGACTTTGAAAGAGATAAACCTCTTTTTATCAAGAAGAATAAAGATGGGTCATATACAGTTGTAAATACTGCATACTATTTGCCACAAACAATACTTGCAAACCCCGTCATGTCAGTAATAAGGGGCGAAAACGCAGAAGAAGGAACTGGCAATCTATTGAAGGTTTTCCAAAACGAACTTGTTGGAGGAGGCTCATTTGCCGCGCAAGCATTTTCGTCACTAGCTTCTGGTAGGGATTTTGAAAGTGGCGAGTTAATATCAAATGCGACAACTGGATTTGGTCAAGCTGTAGATCGTTCGCAAAATTTTGCAAAAGAACTTGTGCCTTCTACAATTACCGCACTTCAAAAAGAAGATAAAACACTTCAAGACAAGGTAGCAAGGCAAGCAGGTTTGCGTGTTGAAAGAAGAGATAACGCAGAAGGATTTGGGTATAGAGCGCGAGGCATCAACGAAGCAATCAACAATATTAAAACAACAATGTCTGGAAAGCAATACGCTTTGACTAACAAGAAAATCTCACCAGAAGAGTATCAGGCATCTATTGCTGATGAGCAAAACAACTATGCCGCAAACATAGATATGATGATCAATCATGTGAAGAACCTAAAAACACTTGGTGAAACTGACGAGACAATTATTCCAATGCTTAAAGACGCAAGGTTTTCTAGCATTGATATTCTCAACTTATTGGAAGGCAAGAATGTTCCATTTGATCCAACCAAAAAGAAAACTACAGTTGAGATGCTTGATGAGATAGCTGGAGCAAATGACCTTGAGACAAGACAAAACATTAGAGATCTTGTCAGGAAAGATCCAATCAACGGGAACAAGGTTCTTAGTGCTTACAAAGATAGAATGAGAAACGTTGGAATTGTCCAATCTCCTAGAGAATCATTACTTGCAGGGCTTCCAACTGACGAGAAAGTGAAAAGGATTTTCCCTGAAATTCAAGCAAGCAGTAATCCCGATGCCGAAATAAGAAGGTTGATTAAGAAAAAAATCTTGACCGAGACTGATTTACAAGCCATTAGAATTAGACAGAAATTAGGCTCCAACTAGAGCTTGGTTCTCGCATCTTATGAATGAAGAACAACTCCAGAAACTGAAAGACAATTACTACGATGATCGTCCCGACAAGAGCGAGTGGTTTCTTGAGGTAAGAGAACGTGCTAAATTGCTGCCACGGAACAACATAGAACATTACGCTCCGCATAAGGCTGCATTAGCATTGTTTCTCTTATCTCAAGGAGCTAAGATTACTGAAATATCTAAGAAAACTGGAGTTGGTAGGGAGACTATTCGCCAACTAGAATGGCGGCACAACGATACCCTAGAGACAAAACGCAAGGAGTTTTCTATGCGTTACGCTATCGCAGCGCAAGAATACACTGATCTATTGTTTGAACGTGCTGGTCAGCTATTTGACGACCCTGATAGCCTTGCTAAAATCTCCCCTGAGAAGCTAGCAATCACCGTTGGCATTCTCACAGACAAGGCAGCACAGCTTACTGGCATGGCAACGACAGTGGTTGAGCATCGCAAAGGCGCGAGTCTGGACGATGCAGCAAATCTCATCAACGAAGCTAGAAGCCGAATTGCCAAAGGTAAAGTAGTCGAAGCAGAAACTGTATGATTTGGAGACAGCATCAGATACTAAAACCTCCCACGGATGAGGAATTAATTCAGATGACACCAGAGGAGGTATTGTCTATCCACCGCATTTATCACGAAGCAATTGAGAATGCCGAGAAAGACCCGTATCAATATGGTTTCCGTCTGCCGCACTGGGTAAAAGCCGAGAAGCAGCTAAAAGAAGTCAATGAAATCCTAGCATTAGGAGGCAACCGCTCAGGCAAAACCCAGTGGGGTGCATTCTCCGTTGTCCGTGCTGCGGTAGAGAATCCAAATTCCGAGATATTCTGCTTCGCACAAACGTCTGAGGTGTCCATTCGCCAGCAACAAAGCGCAGTCTGGGCATGGCTTCCTGAGTATCTCAAGACGAAATACACAAGCGCAAATGCTTACATTTCCTATAAGAAGAAAACTGGGTTCACGGATTCATCGTTGATTCTGCCCAATGGTTCGCAGATCATCTTCAAGACCTATTCACAATACCAGAACAATCCTACGATTCTGGAAGGCGCCGAGCTTGGATCTAGAAATCCCGTATGGCACAATATTGGCGTATGGCTCGACGAATACCTTCTTGGTCCAGAGCTGATAAACACGATGCGATTCCGTCTTGCGACTCGCAACTCCAAGATGCTTGTAACGTTCACGCCTATCGACGGGTGGACTGAGGTGATTAAAGAGTATCTTGATGGCGCAACGACTATCGAGAGCAGAGAAGCAGAGCTGCTCAATAACGAGCTTGTTCCATACGTCCAGAGATCAAAGAAGCTAAACGCTTCCGTGCATTACTTCCATTCACAGGACAACGCTTTCGGTGGATATGATCGAATCAAAGAGACGCTGAAAGGCAGAACACGGGAAGAAATCCTTATTCGTGCCTACGGTGTGCCGATGAAGTCACACGCTACCAAGTTCCCGAAATTCAACAAGATCGTGAACGTGGTAGATCCAGACAAGATTCCTAGAAACAACATCACCAAGTATCACGTTATCGACCCTGCTGGCTCTAAAAACTGGTTCATGTGCTGGATTGCAGTGGATGAGACAGGAACTATGTGGGTTTATCGTGAATGGCCTGGAGTCGATGTTGGTGACTGGGCTGAATGGCGTGGTGGTAAATGGATGCCTGGAGAGGGAGCGAAAGGACAAGGCTACGGTATTCGCGACTATGTTGAGCTTATCGAAGAACTAGAAGGTGAAGAAGAAATCTTTGAGCGATTGATCGACCCGCGACTTGGTGCTGCGAAGTATCAGGTGCAAGATGGTTCATCCTCGATTATCGAAGATTTGAACGATGCCGGTATGGTTTGCATTCCCGCCCCAGGTCTTGATATTGATGACGGGTTACAAGCGTTGATTGGCAAAATGGCGTGGGACACATCCAAGCCGCTGGACGCAATCAACCGTCCACATTTCTACATCAGTTCCGATTGCGAGAACATCATCCAAGCATTGTCAGAATACACGGGAGATGGCGGATTAAAGGAAGCTTGGAAAGATCCTATTGATGTGCTTAGATACGCCGCAATATCAAATATTGATCATGTTGACAGTTCCGTCAGTTTAGCCACAATCCAAGGAGGTGGAGGTTACTAATATGAATACAAAAAAAGAAGCAAAGAAACGAGGTCGACCAGCAAAGGTTGTTGAAGAAATTGTGCAAGACATACAAGAATCGCCATTGAAAGCGTTGATTGTAGGCATCTGCAATAACCCGACATGGCTAAAAGCGCGTATTGACGGATTCAGCGTCAACGTGAAATGTCCTGCTCAAATATCAAAAGGCTTGCTAGGAAAGCAAGTTAATGTTATTCTTGTCAATTCCGAACCCGAGGATTACTACCAATATACAGCATGAATGACATTCAACAAATTGAAGATGAGTCCCTTGTTTATTTAGACAAGAAGCCTGATATTGGTGCGTTATCCAATGCTTATGACACCTGTCTGATTGATCTGGATTACTATTTTGAATCTTGTCTGCGTTCTTATAACGACCGTAGAAACATCTGGGATGGCAAGTCGGATGACCTACGCAAGAACGGAGCTAATGCTTTCCCGTGGCAAGGCGCATCTGATCAAGAGGTAAACGTAGTTGGCGAGCGCATCGACATGTATGTTGCGTTGTTTGACCAAGCGTTATCTCGCTCCCATATCAAAGCATTCCCAACGTCTATGGCAGCAATGCCAAAAGCAGCGGTGGTTTCTGGCTTCCTAAAATGGATGCGAGCATCCTACATTCCAGACTTCAAGCGTCAAATGGAGCTTGGCGGGAACTATCTCATGGAGAAGGGCATCATGGTTACCTACGTTGGCTGGAATCGTGAGAAGCGCACATATCTTCAGAGCGTTAGTCTAGAGCAAATCCAACAAGCATCGCCTGATCTTGTGGAGTTAATTCTTAGTGAGCAAGATGACGAGATGTTGCTTGAGTTGATTCAAGACTCATTCCCTGACCTTTCTACTAAGCGAGCGAAGAAAGCAATCAAAGACCTACGCAAGATGGGTGTTGCTGAAATTCCTCTATCACGCCAAACTGTTGACTGTCCTGTAGTTTATGCCTGCGCCCCCGATGGCGAGGTAGTGTATCCATCTTACATCTCAGATCCACAACGCGCACCATACATGTTCTGGCGAACATTCCTCACGGCTCAAGAGCTTGAGAAGAAGGTGACGAACGAAGGATGGGATCGTAAATGGGTAGATAACGCTATCGAAACCCTTCGTGGTAAAGACTCCATGTATCTCGATGGCGAGAAAGTAAAGACTCAGACTCGCTTGCCAATCACCGATGACAACGATCTTGTTATGGTGGTCTATGCGTATCAGCGTCTAATCGACGAGGATGATGGTTCTGAGGGCATTTACTGCACTGTGTTCCACCCACAAACAGATGGCTATGCCAAGCATGAACTGCTTAACGGTTACGATGACTATCCATTCGTGGTGACTTGTCTCGCTAACAACCAAAAGCGGATGTATGAAGTTCAGACATTCTCTGACATTCTCCGTGGTCCACAGATGCAAATCAAGACCGAGCGTGACAGTCGTATTGACCGCGCGTCTTTGGCGACATTGCCTCCGATTATGCACCCTGCTGGTCGCCCACCATCGGATTGGGGTCCTGGACGCAGAGTGCCATATCGCCGACTAGGTGAAATCGCATTCGGTCCAATTCCTCCACGAGATGACGGCTCTGTAGAGAGTGAAATGTCAATGCGTGGACAAGCGGATCGTGCTGTTGGGTTAGATCTTACAAATCCTCTTTCTGCTGCTCTCCAGCAATTCTTTATTGGTAAGTTCCTTGACCACGTTAAAGACGTTCTGACAATGGCATGGAAGCTGTATCAGCGCATGGGGCCTGATGAAATCTTCTTCCAAGTTACAGGCAATCCTAATCCACAAGTGATGACCAAGGGTAGCCCCGATGAGAACTACTCGATCATGGTATCGTTTGACTCATTGGCAAGTGATCCAGAAACAGCAGAGACTCAGTTGAAGAATATGGTGTCCCTTGTCCAACTGGATCGCAATGGCATCCTCGATGTAAACAAACTACTGGAGTTCGCTGCATCTTCTATCAATCCAATCTTTGCTGACTACGTTCTGCAACCAGTGGAAGAAGCGCAACAGAAGATTGCCAAGAACGTTACAGATGACCTTTCCAAGATCTTCTCTGGTATCGAAGTTCCTGCGCAACCAAACGGAGCGCAGATTGCCATGCAGATGGTTCAGGCATACGTTCAGCAGCCCGATGTTGCAGCTAGAGCGCAGCAGGACGAGGCTTTTGCTGCTCGCTTGCAGAAATATGCCAGTCAGTACGAATTCCAGCTACAACAGGCTCAGAACGCTGAGATTGGACGTATTGGAACAGCACCCGCTGAAATGGGTGGCGTAACAACACAAGGAATGGAACAATAATCCCCTCAACAACAATAAACTAAAATAACAATATGCCAGCTAAAAGAAAAGAATACGATATTACAAAAAATCCAGCTTATATTACTGGAATGAAAATGATGGAGCAGAAGAAAGCTTTAAAAAAGAAAGCAGATATCCAAGCGAAAGCAGCTACAAATAATCCTAAGTTGAATCCTGCTGGAAAAGCTCTCTATGAAGGATATGTTACTGATTTAGGATACCCTGCAGTAAGATTACTTGCAGACCCTTCCGCATCTGCGCGTGGAGCAAAAGCACGAAAATCTCCAGAACCAAAAATTCAGCAATCTTCATCTCCTTCACGATCTAACTTGTTAAAAGCTCGCGGAACTCAAGCATCTTCTGTTCGCAAGCTTGTTAAGTAGTAATGATGAAGAAACTAATCAAACGCGCAGACGGTTCTCACTCTCAGCGAGGAATGTGGGATAATATCCGCGATGCTAAAGGCTCTGGCAAAAAGCCAACAAAAGAGATGCTGAAGCAAGAGCGGAAAATCAAACGAAAGATGAAGTGATGGAAAAGCGTTTCACGAAAGTAGTAACCAATCCCGCGACTGGGCGGAAGAAAACAATCAAGTATGGTCAAGCTGGCAAAGCTGCTGACGGTGGTGATCGTATTCGCCCAGGCACGGCAAAAGCTGACAGCTATTGTGCTAGAAGCAACGCTATCAAAGGCAACTGGCGCAGTGACCCCAACTCGCCGAATAACCTATCCCGTAAAAAATGGCGTTGCAAAGGCAGTAAATCAATGAAATAACTCTATGAAGAAAACTAAATCATGCGGCAATAATCGCGAAAAGATGGAACGTAAAGGTAAAGGTTACGTTGAAATTGAAATTAAGATGGGTAAGATGCCTAAGAAGAAAGCAAAAAAATAATAAAGCAATTCTATGCCATACCCAATAACAGGTTTGCCGTTAATATTAAAGAAGGATTATGGCAAGCGTCCAGATGGATCTAAGAAAAATACAGGATTTCTTGGAGAAATAAAACTTCCAGATGGATCAATTGCTACAGAATATTCTACGCAAAGTAAAGCCGTGCAAGTTAATGGAAAACAAATTGACTTTCCAACACTTGTTCCTACACTAAGCAAGGATGAAATTACGTTGATGCAAAATGATATTATTCCAAATAAGAAGCCAATTCCAGAAGCTATTATGCAGAAAGCAATTCAACACGCTAAACTTAGATTAGATAAAAAACTTAGTCCATTCAAATGACGCAACTACCAAAGCCAACTATTGTCCAAGCTGTTGAAGCTCTATCCGACCGTGATGAGTTCAAAGCTATCATCCAGTTCATCCGAGATGAGCGTGAGCGTTTTTTCGGTGACCTGCGCCAGTGCGTAGAGCCGAACGAGGTTATGAAGATCGTCGGCAGTGTCGCTACGCTGGACGAGCTTTTGACTCTATTGAAAAAAGAAGATTGACATTCGTCACTATTCTGCTTTTATTTTCTCGCTGTGTGTTTTCAGCGTTCTGTGTTCCAAGAACCCGTAGGGAAATTTAATCTCTACGGGTTTCTTGTCTCTGTGAATCACTCGTATAAAAGAACTGTTTTCAGTCCGTAGTATTGCGCGTTCACATAGCTTGGATCGAGCGGGTGAGCAGCATTATGAGCTAGTTTTTTGTCACGATACTCGTAAGCGTTGATTGCTTCCACAACGTAGTCGTTGCCGATCTCTAGCTCTTTTTGCTGCCATTCCTCGCAACGCTCCAGCATTACTTGCGCTATGGATTCGTCACTGTATGCCGCTGCTGGTTCTTCGTCTGCGAATAGGATCGTGATTTTTCGGTATGTTTTCATTTTGTTTTGGTGAAGTCTATTCGCCTCGTTTAGCTCTCGCTCTAGTTGTCTGGCAAACCTCGCTTTGACGTATTCGTCCCTGTTGCCAGTAGCATCATTGTAATATCTAAAAGACTGCGCATCCGTCCTCGGTGTGTCTGATTCTGTGTTCATTGTTCGGTTGGTTGTTTGGTTAATCTAGCCCAAATAAAAAGGACTAGCACAAGGAGGTCGAAATACCTGTGCTAGCCCTTAACTCCAAACCATGATTAATGGAGCAAAATTTACAACGATGAATTCGACCTCTCGTCGCCGCGAATTTACACAGCACTTTTCAGAACGCAAGAAAAATCTTTAGTAAATTTATCTTGCTTGTTGACATTGCTTGGAAATTATGATTAATTTTTCTCGACTCGCACCGCCGAGCGTAAATGGCGTTTTAATTATGAGTAATCCAGAAGCTACCGCTGAAGCTATTGAATCAGTGTCCAACATGTCACTTGAAGAGCTTGTAGCTCAGAGAACGGCAAGACATAATCCCGAACCTGAATCTGAGGAGCAACCCGAAGAAAAAGCACCCGAAGCCGAGGAGGAAGAAATTCCCACTGAAGTAGAGGAAGCCGAAGCCGAGGAAGAAGCCGAAGAAGAAGAGGAGGAGCAGGAAAGTGACGGCTGAACAGATTCAATCCTTAGCCAAAAAAGGCAAGAGCCGATTGCTTCAACGCATTGGCGAGCTAACCGCTCAGAAGAAAGCCTTAGAGGAGAAGATTCAATCTCAACCAGCAGTTAAGGAAGTCCCTCAAGACGAGAATCCATTTCGTGAAATCCAGTCATTTGATGACTTGAAAGCGAAATATCAAGAGCTTGAGCGAACCCTTGAAACAACAGATGAATTACTTGAGGAATACGAAGATTACCGAGCCGAGGATATAATCTTAGTTGGAGACAAGGAGTTCACCAAACAGCAGATTCGTAAAGCTAACCGTAACTCCCGCGAGGCGTTGACTAAATTCCT